AAAGACAAGGGGGACCATTGCTCAAACCCTGGACCACAGAAGATGGCGATCTCGTTCTCGTCCCAGACTCGGGCTGGCAAGAATCTCTGTCGCATCTCAGAGATGAATGGCTCTGTTTCCAACTGCTCAGGGACCGCCTGCAAAAGTGGTGGGATCTTCTCTGTTTGACCTGTCTCTTCATAGTATTTGACCATAAACACCAGGGATTGGGCCAGCTTATTTAATTGGTGTTTCATCTTGGAAATCTCAAGACGCTTAACAATCGGTGGAATGTGAGGCAAGATTTGTGCTAAGCCTTGTGCCGCCTTAACCTCAGCTTCTAATTGGTTGGTGGCCCTGGCGATCTGATACGCTATCTCCAGCCTCCTGGCCTTAATATCCCGCTTGTTAATAATCATTGTGGTTAACGGGAAATCTACGTGTGAAGCCAACATTAACCAATGCTCGGCATAATCCCACTTTTCCATTAAGCAGTAATTCATTGCCATGTCTAAGTAATAGTTGGGCATCTTTGGGTCAGAGATAAGCGAGTTAGCTGTGCATTGGACGGCACTGTTAAGGTTGCCCATTAGCCGATATATCTCAGATAAATAGGACCATGCTTGTGCTCGCTCCTCTGTCCAACCAGAACCTTCTCGGTATTCTTTAGTCCCAATCTCCCCTGATCCGTTTAAGTATTCATCAAACAATAACCGTGCTTTATCAAACTCAACCTGTCGCTCTTTGCCATCAACCATTTTGCCCATATCAAAGTATGCTTTGGCTAAATACATAATGGTTCGGGGATCTCTGCGGTCCTGTTTTTTAAGTGTCTCTTCTAAAATCTTTACATTCCTACTTAGGTTATTCTCCATGCGTTCTGGGGATGAGAGATGCACCACTACTGGCTCAGGGAAGTTTGTTTTTCGAGTAGACCGTTGTTCAATTAATGTTTCGTGGAGCGGCCCAACCCATTTGAAAGAACCATCGTTTTTTACCAGTCGTTCTCGCAAGTGCTCAGTCACCACTTCTCTAACATTCCCCTCTTCGTCCAGATCAACCTGGTAGTAGTAAGGGATGTATATTGCATCAAAATTATTAATCTCTGCCTGCATAACCATGTCGTGAACCAGTTCTCCCTTGAATAAGACATCGTCTGCATCTAACCAGAAGATGTATGGGTATTCATCTCGGGGTACTTGATTTAAGTTATATTGTCTAGCCTCGGAGAAATCGTGAGTCCACTTGAAGAAGCTGTAGTGACCATCGTATTTCATGGTCAGTTTCTTTATCTTGGTGTCTGGCTTGTTGGTGCCTGTAATGTATAAGGCGTCGAAGTGTTTGCGATATTGTTTAAGTCCTCTCTCTAGCACATCGGCCTCACTATCATCTTTGATAATCATAGTGAGGGCCACTTTTGGGGCAGGGGCATTTTTCATATTTGGCAGTGTGAAAACAATATTAGTTTGAGTTACACAATACTACATTGTGTTGTGAAATTCAAAACCCTATTTTGCTTTTTTGCCTTTCTTGCCTTTCTTCATAAAGGCTCCAAAGCTACTTGCGCCTTTCTTCCCTTTTTTAGGCATGGCTGCTTTGTTATCTTTTTTGTACATGTACTCCATATTTTTTGGCATAATCATCACCTCCTTTTAAATAGTCGCATTAGCATAGAAATTCCACTTATTCCCTGACAGATTTTTACTGACGGGGATGTTTAGTGTGGCGTTGAGTTGTGCCCACAAATCTGACTTACTATTTCCAGATGGAGTTCCACCATTATCTGAGATCGAATACTGCAACCACTCTGTTTCAAGCTGGCCCAGTGGGCCACTCTTCCCCAGAACTCCAGAGTAGTACGCTTGTTTAAGGGCAGGAATAGTAGAGTTGTCCGGCAACCCCGCGCGCGACCCTAGCCATGATTTTTCTAGTTCTCCTATACCCATGTTGGTTCAACATTGTTAACGTTGCTACTAAATCTTTTACCAAGCGGCACTACTGCTCCAGCAAACGTCTGGATATATGTGACCCCGTCTCCATTAAGTACCGTGGTCAAATTCCTGCCAGCTGCCGCCCTCATGTCTGGCCAAGTCTGAGGATTAACAATGTGCTTTACACCTCTGGCTATTGTGATGGGGGTAGTAACTGTGGCCATTTTTATATTTTTTCTGGTAACTTAAACGCGGGGAATCGTTTAGCAAATTCTCTAAAAAATTCCTTATCCATAGGTAGTTCACTAGCAGTATATACTGCCCGAATCATAAATTGCAACGCTTGTGGGATGGCCACCATGAACCGTCGGCTGTAGTCTCCGCCGCCTTTTGTTTGCCCATACTTTTTATCGGCCAAGTTATCCCGATGATTGTCCACCTGAACACGAAACGCCTTAAACTCGGCAGGGCTTCTGTCAGCCCACACCTTCATCAGAAGTTCTATAACCTCCCATGGCTTGTTTTTCTGTTTAAGCCGCATCACTTCATCAGCGATCGACATGTCTTGAGACGGTCTAATTTTTTTTGACACAGAATCTACGGCTACGATGCCATTCATATAATAGTTTGTTGGTAATTATTTACCTCCAGATTACGGCTGGAGGCACCCCGTCCTAACTGAGTTAAAGAGTGCTAGGAAACTCCATTAACCATTCTGGTTGTACCCAGTTCGTTTAACAGACGCACGTTCTTCGAGTGCTTCCAGAGTAAACTCTGTAACCCATTGACCTCGATCTGCGTCGCCGATCTTAGCGAGTTCAGTGAACATTGGTTGATCCAGGTAAGCCAAGCGCCACAAATCTTCACGGAGACCGTAAACTGTGGTTGAACCTGCTGAATCACGAACGTCTTTGTGAGCGAAGATCCGATGAGAACCACCTGCTGATTCGTACACCAAGACTTCATTCACAAGTTTGCGCTCGGTAGCGTCGATATAACGAGTTGAGTTAGCGGCGAAGCCTGCGATCTTCTGTTTGATCGGGAAGGTACAAAGAATCATGTCAAACACCTTGTCGGAGTTAACATTGGTCCAAACGTCTTTCACCATTGAGTTAAGTTCGTTTTCTGAGAACGAAGTTCCAGAGTTACGAGCTGTCACGTTAGTGGTGATAAAGGCGTCAATACCGTTCATTTGTCGCGCAACACCAGAAGCACCTGAAGCTTTAACTGCGTTCAAGATAGCGTACTCCATGTCCATTTTCAAAAGGCGCAAACCTTCTGCTTTTTGGAAAGCATATGGATCATCCATAGCGGCTACATTAACTTTTCGTTCAGTTCGTGAAATACGAATTGCTCGGTCAATGATTTGGGTTACGTTGTTTTCTCGGGTTGGTTGTGACAAATCGCTGAATGTTGCATCAGCACCTTCAACAGAAGCCCTAACTGAGGTCGGACGTGACACGTTGTGTTTTGTCCACTCGTGAAGGCTACCCTTAGCTGCCCCACTTGGGAACAAGGTCATCAACGGAGTTTCGTCTGGTGAGACGTCACCCATGATGTCCAAAAGGTCTTCTCGTCGAATTGTATCGTCGTATGTGATTAAACCTACTGCCATATTTTATTCACCTCCTTTTATTAGCGCGAGATTTTTCTCAGCGGCTAAGGGCGCGACTCCTCTGCTTGGGTCTCTACTCTTGAGACCGTGGAGTCCCCGAGTGAGAGATGTTCTGGAGACGTTGAGCTAATGCCCAAATTGATTCGTCTCCCCGACCAGCTCGTGTTTTCCGCACTAATTCATCATGTTCGCCAGCACTGAGTTGACTCTGCGCTGATTGGGTGTTGCCTCTGGTCTCTGCCGAAGCCTGCTGTTTTACGTTTTCTGCTTGTTGAGCCTGTTCTTGGCGCTGTTGCACCTGTTGTTCAGTCTCTTGAGTAGAATTATTTTCAGCCTGCTCTCGGGCTCGAATTGCGTCAACATACTTTTTAGCTTCTTGCGCTGCTTGTGAGAATGTCAACCGTACACCTCCGTACTTGTCCTTGTTAATCATGGAATCGAGAAGAAACTTCTCTGTCATGTCGATCAACATTGAGTCTTTCTTTTCGGTGTTGGGATTGAGTTCAGGGAACGCTTTGTAGGCTTCCTGAGTTTCAATTAATTCCCGCTCCCGCTGTTGTGACTCAATATATTCCTTCATGGTGTTTTCCACGTTGGCTGCACGTTGGTTGGCTGAATCCAAAGCTGCTTTCAGCTTGATTTCGTTGACGTATTTTTGACCGTCTGCGTCCACCTCGATGAATTGAGTGGGATCTACTTGCTGGGATGTCAAAGCCTGCATCTGTTGTTGTGTGAAATTTTGTTGGTTTGGCTGATACTGAGGGGCTGGAGTCGTTGCCTGGTTGATACGATCAACCATTTGTTGTGACTGACTCGTCGCCTGCCTGCCAGCAAATTCTTGTTCAAGACGTTGCTTTTCAGCTTCAGCTCGTTGATATTTTTCAAACAACTCGCGATTGTGGTTAAGCAGTTTTTCAAACTGTTCACCCGTTCTCGCAGATGGGTTGGCCGCTGCACTGTTTTCACCAGTTTGAGTGGGCTGTTGCTGTGCATCTGCCTGACTCGTTTGGTCTGTAGTGCTTGATTGGTTTTGCTGACTTACATCAGCATTATTAGATTGTTCTGGCATATACTTGTTCACCTCCTTTCGTGCTCATTAACTTTTAACGGAAGCGAGCATCACTCCCGAGAGTTTTGAAACAAGTTTGTATTGTTAACTTATCAAGGTGCCGTTTGCGTACAAACGTCCTTGCTTGAGTGATAGACCTTGACCGAAAAGGCCCGCGTTGCATTTTTTGCACCGATAACCTCTAAGGTCTTCAATAAATTTGTGTTTGCATTTCTTGGGCTCAGCAATTTCTACTAGCTCAACATGACCTTCTCCCCAGAAATCTTTGGATGATTTCTTGAAGAAAGGATCTTTTGAGTATCCATTCATTGACTTTGAATCACTGGCTGGTAAAGGTGGTAGGCTCATATTGGTTAGATTTTCATAGGCGACTCTGGGCCGTTGCCTTTTCTAATATCCTCAAGCTCGTGTGCTTGGGCGATTAACTCGTTAATGTCTGTGATAAGTTCTTTGGCTGCCTCTCTGGCATAAAACAAGTTGTATTCTCGGCGCAGGAAGTCGTCGTCAGTTTCGCACTCTCTGGGATCAATCCAAGTGTGGTACATCCTGTCTTCCAAAAATTGCATCACCACTTTCCACCCCTCAGTGAATACCATCTCTTCTAAGGCAAAGCCTTTTTGCATGGTTTCTCGTTGTTCTCTGGTTAGTTGGTTATCCTGTGGCATTTGGATTCATTAGTTGATTAATGGCTGACCCAACATTGGCGACGTTGGGAGATTGAGAGTTCGGTGTTATGTTAGGGAGAGCACGATCTAGTTCCCCTGGTGTGTATCCTCCTGGTCCGCGGGTGGCTCTGCCGTCGATCCCGTCTCCACCACCTTGGGCTTGAGCCATCATGCCCTGCATCTCTTCTTTGCTTATTTGTTCAAAGTATTTTTCAGCGTCCTTGAAGCCCGAGTCTTCCAACCACTGGACAAATAGTTCTTTAAACTTAGGTCGAGTACCAGACGATCGCAGCATCTCCAAGACATTTGGGTTAGACATTAGGGCAGTAATCGCAATGCTTCGCCCCTGTCTTTCTGTTTGTTCTGCACCCATAGCCATCGAGATAACGTCGGCTACAAAGTCAAAGTCTCCTTGTAGATCTTCTTCTTCAACAACTAATTGTCCAAACCGCGCCTTGTCATCGTACATAAACTTAGGCACCACCTCTGGTTCTTCGTCTGAACCGATGTTGACTGGTTGGAGTGGAGCAGAGAATGAGGTTGGGTCCATCTCTGGCATTTGGGCAGCAGCCATGGCGGCCTCATGAGATAGGCCTTCTTGGTTGAGACCCAGCTCTTGGAAGTATTTAACCGCGTCGTTCCCTACCACACGGACAATGTAGTGGTGTCTCTCTGGGTCAGAGAACAACATTACTTGATTCATCCGATGCCAAATTCTCATTTGTCGCTGGATAGCTTCTGCTAAAAAGTTTTGGTTGAAAGAGTCCCGAGCGTTTTGTTGTGCCGCCAGAGCCTGAACTTCTGTGGCTGTCTTTTCTGGATTAAACCGCCCCGCGTTGGAGACACCGAGAGAAGTCTCACCCAGTGCAGTCATCATTGAGGCAACCAGTGCTGAGTATGTGTTGTTAAAGTGTGCCGCGGCATTGGCGCTACTTTCGACAATTCTGAAATCGGTTTGAGGATTGTTCATCCTCCATCGGGCGTTCTTGCCCCATTTGATGGTGTGGTCTCTAACCCCTGGTGCTAGAGCAATCGGGGTATAAAGTTTTTGGTTAATCTCATCCAGGTACTGACAGAGCAAAGCGTTGACACCTTTTTGCAAACTCTTGACTGGCTCAATCTCTGACACCCCGTAAAGGTCGTCATCAATTGCATAGTACCGCAACATGATGACAGGTATTTCGTTGTTTTTGTATGGGTTCTCAATGTCACGCAGCACCACTCCATAACGTGGAGCAAAGGTGTACCAGCGATCTCTGCGGTACTCAGTAACTATTTCAATGGTTCTAAATGCTGAGTCTTGCCCAATTGGATCAACAGTTAGGCCAGAGATTTCTCTGTTGCGAGAAAGCCAGTTGACCCCACGAGTATCTCCACCAGTTGCTTGACCAGAAGTTCTTTGCTTGATTGAGTATTCAAGCTTGTCCAGGTTTTGATAAATAGGTTTTTCTCGGACAGCATCATTAACTTTTTTCAACTCATCAAAAGAAACATACTCTCGTACCTGGAACCAGTTACAATCCTCTATGCTAGTGGCCGCGATGTCTGGACCACAGTCTCGGTTATTGAGCACCTTCATCTCTGGGCCATCAAACACCACTTTGCCTGTGCCGTCTTTTTCATAACGCCATTTACAGAGAGCAAAGGCCGCGCCGTACTTTCGAGTGTTAATGTCCATCAGAGACCATTTGCTCATCATCGAACCATGGTGATTGGCACGATCCCATTGGTAACTCAGAAGTTCATTATTAATATGTGCCTTAAGAACGTCTCCGCCTTCTCGTGGGAGCAGTCGTCCTTTTAGTTTGTTGGAGAATAATCGTGAAGTCTTTTCGACAATGAAGGTAAAAATTCTTGGATCAAACACCAAAGCGTCGTATGGCCACTTGTTTTCGTCTAGCCAAGATCGGAACAATTCGTCTGCTTCGTCGAACGAAATTGAACCTACTCTTCCTCGCCCTGTTCGGCGTTTGTCCGTCTCTTCAAATGCTGTCTCGTAATGATCGTGAAGATCCGAGAACATTTGTTCTTCTTTCCTTGTGGTATTTCGGTTGGGTTTGGCAGGCATGATAATAAAAAAAAAGACCCACTAAAGACCCGTCACAATGGGTACTTTATGTGGGTCGTCTAGCGTTTTTCGCTTCAACAACTTTTGAATTGACAATAGCAGATACTGATACAACCTGTCAAATCACTTAGATATGATAGGTTCTTCTATTTTTTCAGTTTCTGCGCCTTGGACATATTTAATTATTCCATTCTGTAAAACAGTAGTGACACTACCACAGCCCGCACCCATTGCGATCTTGTTCAAGTGGTGAATAATTTTCATCACCACTCTTGGGTTCACCTTAGTCTCTTCCAGCAGACTGGCGACCACCCACAGGTTTGGATCAACATCTTTAAGTGCCTTCATAAACACCTCTCTATTATTGGCTTCTTGTTCTGGTTGGTCTGGTTGATTCTTCATATTACTTACTTAAACCTCCATCTTTCTCTTTCTTGGTCAAAGTCATCTTCTTCTTCAAACTCGTATTTAAGTGGAGTAAGTTGGGCTACCTGCCACGCACCCGCTGCTGAGATAACTAAGTCATCATGTTTACCATACTCTGCCCTAGGTTTGCCAGAGCGGGGATGCCTAGTAAACGATCTCATTTGAGAAATTATTTCCAAATCATAAATCTTGAACACTTTCTGTCTGATCGCCAGTACTAAGTCGTCTAACATCTTTCTGCGAGAGGCGCCGTTTGTATCCCAGCCGATTATGTCTCTTTGTTTTCTGGTAGTTTTACCAAGCGTCACCATGCGGAACAGGTCTGGATAGTTTAATTCCTGCAACACATGAATGGTCGCTACTCCCTTGTTCCTCTCAACACAGATAGTGGGCCAAATTTTTGTGCGAGCAAAGACATACTTGGCAATCTTTTCTAACTCATAACCAAACTGCGGTGACTCCATCTTTTTGTTAAACGTGATTGGAGTGTCGCTATGTTTTTTGCTACACGTTACCATGGCACAATAGTCGCTCCCTTCAGCAGGGTCAGCAAACATAACAATGTGTTCTCCGCGTTCTAATTCTCTAAATACTTTCATGTTAAATAAATTCACCATCAGCTGCTAACTCACCAGTTTTGATGGGGGTCTTAATAATATTATCAGCATATTCTTGAAGGGTCTCCGCGTTGAAGAATTGATCTCCTGTGCTGATGAAGGCGTCTTCTGGTGTGGCGGGGAACTCCTGGTTGAACATCTTTTCGTCCAAAAAGCTCTTGCGCTTCTTCTCAATCCACTCCTTGGTGTAAAACTCTTGCCATCCGAAAAATGTGGCATGATATATACTCTCACCTTTACTGGCCATCTCCCACATCTCCTGGTAATAATTCCCAAATCCGTTCGCTGTTGACTCTATGAAAATCATCCCATGATCCTGCTCAACCTGTTGGATTGTGCCCTCAACCATCTCCCTGGCACTGATCTTCTCGACATCAGGATAGAAGGCAGTTTCTGAAAATAAAATATTAGTAACAGTGTCACCTCGTGCACCCACCTTTGACCCCGCTGTCATAATTCTAAACTGAGCATCATTGGTTTTATTCACCAGCATTTCTCGGTTGTCCGTTGAGAGAAGAATTTTTGGGTCAATCCCATTGTGTTCACAAAAACTTTGGATGTAAAACTTCACCTTTCTAAACAGTGCCTCAGTCGAGTCCTGACTGTGGGAAATACACAAACTTCTACTATGCGGCTTGATTAAAAAATCAACTGTAAAAAGCGCAAGGATGTAGCTGGACATCCCCTGCTGCCTCGCTTTAAGAGTAATCTCTCTAATGCCTTCCATGCCTGGATAGCGCTCAGTAAGGATGTTGTGGTACTTGTCTTGAACGGGGTTAAGTACAAATGGAACAGGCTCCTGTTTTTTGCTTAAGACCAGAAACTGCTCCTCAATAAACGCTCGATAATCAATGTCTATATCACTCATCTCTCCCTACCTCCTTCTTCTTGACGTATTTGTTAAACACGCTTTGCTGTTGTTGAATTATATTTATCACAGGCGAACCCTGCTCCTCATCCATGCCAAGAAGTTTGCGTTGAAGATCAACCCCCGCGTTTATAAACGCCAGTGCATCCTTTGCTTTAAAAATCCGAGCACGGTTATCTCTAATCGACTTTACCCCCTCAGCTGTTAGAAGCTGGGCAAGCTTAGCCTGCTGCTCTTTTGCTTTGGCCAGTTCCTCCTCTAGTGTCTCTTCCCTCTTTCTCTTGTTAAGCAATTCTTTATTTACTTCACGCAAGCTCTCTTCTGAGCTCTTCTCAATTGTTTTCTCCTCATCGTCATACTGTGGCAACGGCGGCATCCGTGTCATTTCGACAACCACAGGTTCCTCAACTGGTTTTTCCTCTTGTGGGGCAGGTTTTTTGGGCATGTGTTTTCATTTATTGTGATTTGTGTGCATCTGGTGGTGGCTTCACAGGGAGTCCTGCAATACTAGCCAGGGGGTCTACTGGTTTCTCTTGCTTAATCACCAGGTAGGTGCTTTCTTTATGTTTTAGCGCGAATGATTTTTGCCCGACTGATTCCATGTACTCGATCAATGACTCAAGCGGAGTTTCTAAATATCCATCAAGCCTGATAGCCTTAATCTCCCCGTGCTGGTCTTTTAAGAGGATGCTTGTCGCCTGATCCTCTGGCGCCACGGTTCTAGTGGTGGCAATTACTTCCCATTGTGATGGTTCTCTAACCTCTTTCTTCTTAAACATTAATACAAAATATACTATAGTGGGCTAGGTTATTCAAACCCTTATTAGAATTGCCCTGGAGTTGGGGTTGCAAAGCCTGCCCCCATTTGTTGAAGTTTCTTAATCTCGTTTAATTGGTCGTTCATAAATTGTTGGTTTTGGTTCAGCATGGGGTCTGGTTGCCGTGGAGCAGGTGCCGCGTTTCTGGCAAACAAACCAGATAAGAAACCTTCCTGGCCTTGTGCCCCGATTTGAACTATCTCGCCTGTCTTAGGATCTACAATATATTGTTCTCCGTTTGCCCCTCGGAAGATATTCATCGGGTTCATTCCTCCCATACCAGAGAATGGGTTATACATTTCATATTGGTTTTGCATTGGTATACCAGTGTATTCTGGCGTTGGACTGGCGAAGGTCTGTGTTGGCCCGAACATGCCTTGTCTTGTTGACATTGCCTCGGGATATGTCATGGCAGATCCAGATAAAAGGTCTTGACCAATTTGTCGGCCAACTTGTCCTGCTGGGCCAATTGCCCCACCTGCTAAAGCTCCCCGTGCTAAATTGCCAACTGTACCTAGAAATTGTTGTGCTTGGTTTTGAAGGTTTTGCAAGGTTGGCACTACTGCTTCTTGCTGTGGAACCTGAATCGGTTCACGAGCTTGTGTCTGTTTTGTTGCGTCTTTTGCCGCACTTGCTGCCTTAGTGGTTGCTGCTTTGGCTACCTTTGAAGTCTTACTCATCGGAGAAGAAACCCCCCCGCCTAATGCTGCAAGCCCTTGAGCGATGTTGCGAAGTAAGTTGTTTGCTTGGTTGGGCATATTAATTAAACAGTAGATTACCCAGGTCCATTTGTCAACTGTTAGTCGGAGTGGTGGGGCTCGAACCCACGACCTTATGCTCCCAAAGCAAACGCGCTGCCATCTGCGCCACACTCCGTGGTGGTCACATTATGCACTGTACCCGCCCGTCGATCCATACCCGCCTCTGTTTTTCTCTTCCAATTTTTGCACTTCCTCAACTTTAGGTAATGAGCCTGCTATCGAAGCGGGGATTATAAGGAGTTGAGCGATCCTGTCACCTCTGCGGACATTAACGGCCATGTCTCCGACTGGGATGACGGCCGCCATGATCTCGTCTTCATCACCATTGTAGTCTGAATCTATTACTCCGATTCCATTTGCTAAAGTTAATCCCATTTTCAAAGGCAAAGAACTTCTGGCGGCCAATAGCCCAAAGTATCCGTCAGGAATGTCCACTGCCACGTTTAAAGGAACAAGGGTGACTTTCTTTGGATAACAATCAATATCTATTCTTGACACCAGATCTAGTCCTGCCGACTTGTCAGTACCTCGTTCTGGAAGAGGGAGCGTTTGGTCGAAGCGCTTTACTTTCATTCCTACATTCTGCAACACTTTGTAATATTATTCAACCTCATATTCAAACACAATTGGTTTGTTCTCGGCCATCTTCCCGTTTATCCCACAAATAGATCCGTTCATGTAAGTGATGCCATCTTCTTTGTGCACCCCGTAAGATTCGTGAATGTGCCCACTCAAAACATATTTAGGTTTTATGTTTTTAATTATTAGATCCAAACACTTGCTCCCGCTCGGAACCCCTGATTCGTTTTTGTCTAGTATCCCATATGCAGGTCCATGGGAGATTAAAATATCAATGTCTTCTGGAATATGTGAGAACCTGCGTAACAACCCAGCCTCATCGTCTGCAAACGCCCAAATTAAATTCCTCCACTGATTGACCCATGGCGTCCCCCATATCTTGATCCCTTCTATCTCTACCATTGAGTTCTCCAGATAAACCCCGTCGGCAACTTTATTAAACAAACTTCGTGCAACATGTGGATTGTGGTCGAACAGCCCGTCATGGTTGCCAGCAATAAAAACTTTGTACTTAAATTTTTGCTCTCTCCACCATCTTTCAAAGGAGGTGTATTCACCTATCGGCATCTCGCGAGAGTTGGCAAAATCACCTCCGTGAATAAGTAAATCACCAGGTGGAAGATCAATTAAATCATGCTGCCCGTGTGTGTCAGAGATAAAAACTATCTTCATTCGTTCATTAACTTTGAGAATAATGCCGCAGTTTCTTCTGGTAAAACCTTAACTTTAGTAAAACCCTCTTGCTCGGGAACCTTCCCCCCTAGCATTAGAATGGTTGCCCACAATAGTCGCTTAAAAAACCCAGCATGGCTCTCGCTTAAATGGTTCCCGTCTAACAACTCCATTACTGTCCTTCTTGATCTAACTCTTGGGATAAAGTGCCAGTGAAGATGGCGGACACTCTGACCGCTGTACTCACCATTGTTTACATAAAAGTTATAGGAGGGCTCTCCATCGTCAACTGCTTTCTCGTGAGGGGACCTGCCGTAATCACCAAGATAGTGGTCCCGCCAGGCGCTTGCTAGTTTTTGTTGAATTTCTGCAAGCTCTTTCCAGACGCCTCTGTAATATTTAGGGTCCATCTGATGCACGTACTCAACATGTTTCTTTGGAATTATGAGAATAGCCCGATCTATAAATGGATAGCTGTTGGCTCGAACTATCCAATGCTTACCCTCATAGATTTTGTAGTCGTGTATCCTGTCTGTACAGAAAACACACTTATCTTTCTCCCTGTGCGCCTTATATTTGTTACGCAATGGATTATAAAAAACTTCTTTCATATTACTGGGTTAAGTATAAAAACTCTTCGTGCAATCTTTCTCTTAAAAAGTAAGGCATCCGATCACGGCGAGATGGCATGTCTGCAAACGTACCACCTTCCCCTTCGGCGACCAGTCGTCGAGCCAAAGACTGCTTAAAAACAGCGATGTTGCTTTCGACAAACTCAACATCTCCGTCAACCATTGGGTATGCAAAGTGCTTATCCATTGTTAAACCTAACACAATTTGCCCATGTTCGCCAATCATCATCGTCGGTGTTTGGGTGATCTGCCCACCAGGTTGATACTCTGGGACCGCTGAATATATATGCTCTCGCCCTAGTCCGTCTCGTCTGCCGTCGTAAACAGTAGCCTGGGCTTTGAAAATATGATAATTGCCATTCCCATCTCTTTGCAGGTACTCTGCCGCCTTGCTTTTTGGTTTGGTTCTAAACTCACGAGCCATAACCTCTCTATCTAGGCTTTCTATGTCTAGCCGACAATTGGATTCAAACACGTCAGACATCATCCAGTGGATACTGAGAGGACGGCCATCTATCTGTGTGCTATAAGAAAAGTAATCAGCCATGCCTTTCTCTTGGTAATACCTGAACACTTCCAACCCTTCCTCGCAACCTGGCAAATCCTCCCCAAGCTCTGGCCTGACTTCTGAGATCATCACTTCTGTGTCTAGGTCTGATGGGTCGCCTGGGGTAGTCCTGACGTCGTAAAACCTAGCCCATGAAGCAGACCCGACCCTGGTGATGGCCTCTTTAACTCCGAGCTTAGGCAAGATTAATCCTTTTACCTTTTCATAATCTTTGTCTAACGCCAGCGTCCCCACCACAGCCTCGCCAAAAGATGGTTCATACCTATTAGGGACTCCCTGCCCGTCATCTACCGCCTCTGCTATCTCCCCAAATGTTTGGTCAAACCCTGGGATTCTGCGCCCCAGCCTGCCTAAATACCATGTACCCCTGCCTTCTTGAATCTCCCTCGCCAAATCCGCCTTAACCCGTAGACGATTTTCATCATCGCCCGCTCTTCTTAATAGTCGATACTCGTAATACTTCTCCTGAAATCTTTCCATCTATAATAAATTGTATCATACTTGTCAATATATCAAGGATGATAAAGGAAGGAAGTTTAATCTTACCATTTTTTACAAACGAAATCCTAGAGATTTTGCCACCATGCCCAATGCCAGAAGTGTATTCATGGCATACAGAAGCCCGACCTCGTACCGTTTAAAATACATTAGAGCGGATTATACCATGTGCCCCGTATGGGATTTGAACCCATGATCTTCTGGGTGAAAACCAGATGTCCTAGGCCACTAGACGAACGGGACGTATTATCCCTTGTACCCTGAAGCGTAGGCAGCTTTGCCTTGCTGGGCGGCCTTTTTCTTCGCTCGCTCACGAGAAGATTTGTCACCTGCCTTGTAATAATATTTCTTACCACTCCCCCCCCATTTGGCGTATGGTCCTTTACTGTCTCTCCCTGTTTTGACTGGCATAAATCTATTGTATCACTTAGTACCTTTGGTGTTAAAAATCAAGCATACACGCGCCCCCTAAACAAGCAACTAATTGCGCTGCCTCTGTCTGATCTGTCTCTTCAAACTGTGGCAAAAGGTGCCATTTAATATCTGGCTGACCAGATAACATTTTTTGATAAGTTGCCTCGTCAATTTCTTCATATGGCATGAGGTCATACTGGGCATCAGAGTGGGGTAAAAATGAAATGCCCCCAATATACTCCTGGTTCTCATACACCAGGTCTATCAAACCTTCTAACTCTTCTGGCTTATATGTCAAAGTAAAGCTTGGGTTATGCTCCGTCCATTCTGTTTTATTCTTCAACCAAATATTGAACTGATCTTCTGCTGTAAGATCGTTTCTAGTCTTGGTCCCCTTTGGAGACTCCACCACAAAATCTGCCACAAACATTTCAGCATCGTCGTATGATTTGCCTCGATCAGGAATCAGCTTCACACCAGAAGCTTCCATGACCCATCTGGCAGGGCTGTTTGCGTTAACTCGGACTCTCCTAATATAGTAGGGAGCCCATCGGGCATGTATCCCGCTTGAACAATTAAGCAACTGGCTTGAGTTCCCAGACGGCTTGTTACATGTCACAGCCGCGGCTTGGTTTATGTCTAGTTTTTGGGCGTACTCCTTGTTAACCTCTATCGCATAATCCCTCAGCTCTGTTAGGACACCTTTCTCCATGAGTAGCGGGCAATCCATGAACCCTGTTATATCTACACCAAGTAACCGCTCCTCGGCATTGTTATCCGCCCAGTCTTGTCGTAATCCTGGGAAGTTGTTCTCCATCGCCTGGATCGTCCCAAAGATTGTCGCAAGCCGCACTTTTTCTCTGAGTGTTTCAAATGTGTCTTCTGGGCGAGCAACAGCGATTGATAGGTTGCAGAACTGCATGGGTCTCAGGTTAATCTCCCCACACTGGCCTGTAGTAATCCCATTAGACAAGCTAAACTGGTGATTAGTCTCAACAGTACAACAATATACTTTTTCATCTACTCCGTCAGACGTAACTTTTTTGATCTTATTAAATCTTGGACTAACTTTGTAAATGGTCTGCTTATCTGCAAAACTAACCAGTCGGCTAAAGTTAATTTGTGAGGCAAGGATAATACTAGCTGACTGCGAGATGGTTAATCTCCAGCAATCCTTTGCATCATATTCCCCATACCCATCATTAAAGTCCACCTTTTGAGCCTTTTTCATAATGTTAAAATGAGAATAGACCCCAATCGTTTTTAGCAGTGTTTGGAAATCTCTAAGCCAGTTTTTATGTACGCTCGAAATCTGATACAAATATCCGTTCTTTGTGTCACTCGCTGTACCGTCAGCATCCATAACTCCTGCTATATACTCTAGCTTTGACTGCTTATCCCATGAAAAAATTTCTACTGGTAATCTGTTCTTGTAATCAGTAGCCCATTTGGACAGGTCTTCATTTTTAATAGTGATTCTCCTCATCCTCTTCCTATTCTCGCCATACTCTACAAAATCAACTCCCAGCACTGCGCTTGTGTTTCTTGCACCGTCTTCTATTTCTTCAGCAGATTGAATTAATCTCTGCTCACAGGCATATTTTGTATCATATAAATAAAGGATAGGCCGATCTGCGTGTGCGGTCCCGTCACCTGTCAGGAATCCTTTCAAATAAGCCCCCTTGCTTACGACATCGCCGTGAGACTCAGGTGCTTCTGATCTTAACAAACGATCTCCCTCTCTAAGCTCATGTGCTTCTTTTTTCCGACCATCCGACAAAACAAATTTATGATATTCAGTGGCCCGAATAATACTTCCATCGTATAGTTCTATTTTGAGCATCGGCTCGTTTTCACTCGTTACACGGAAGTTGTCGATGGCAACCCATTGATCCCCGTCCCAGATTTCGACTTCTTTGCCAACCAAATCTTTTATTTGGAAATGACCCTGCTTAGTCAGCACCATGGTGTCCTCAGAAAGACAAGGATTTGTACCGAAACTATGGGCTTTTCTCCGTTCTGGTTTGAGAAGATTTGCATTCCTGCGAGAAAAGATACCAGGCTCACCACGCTTAGATTCATCCATCTTCAACATAAATGTCTTCACTTCTTCTTTTGTCATCTCCCGATCTGGCCATACAGTTGAATTGTTGGCGTTAAACCGTTGCGGATCTGTCTCGTAGAAGTCTCCATCCTTGCATCCAAGCATTAGCTCGTCATCATAATCGAACAATGAAATCATTGCTGTGTTGTGAACTAAATAACCTTCAGCCACAAAAACATGCTGTCCCTCAACGCTCAAGTCATATGTGTGAACATCCCCTGATTTCTCAATTGATTCTATTTGGACTGGGACAAAATAATCTATCCCTGTTAATTCTGAGTAAGTACTGCTATTCATGCCCCTGTCAGCATTGGTGCTGTATTTAGTCGCCCACATTTTCCGAGGGAGATCGTTAATAATAAACTCTTGAGGGATTGTGTACCCAGACTGCTTTGCTTTCCTTTCGGGGATTTCCAGACAACGATGGTCTGCTGTTAACTCTGTAAACCTAACCAGGCTGGCATGGTCTTTAATCGAAACCCTCCATAATTTTTGCCACTCTGGGTTGTCTCTATCCCTACCCTTTATTTCAGAAATTATCCCCATAGAAGCTAAAACTCTTACGATCTGTCTTGCAAATCCCTCATACACTGTACTCACCACTGTGATCGGTCTGTCGTTGTGTGCCCCATCGCCATCCATTACCCCAGCAATATAAGCCGCCCTCATTTCAACGGGGGCATTTAAAATCCTGTCATCAATCACAATTGGAGTTTTCGACTCCTTAAACTCACCAAACCATTTAGCCATTCTTCGCACACCCGTCCTGACCACAAAACAATCTTCTCCTTTAGTTTTTGTAGCTTGAGGTGTAATGCCATGACTATTAAACCATGAAATTATTTTATCGTTGGCTGCCTTTTTATTAATATTATTACTAAAAGACACCGCAACCCTTGACTCATCGCCTGGGGCACGATAGATATACCCATTTGCATGGAGCATACCAATCATCCAATATGTATCAGCATCACCAGTTGGTTGCTTAATCTCTGTCCTGACATTATCAGCCTTTCGATAGTCTTCCAGACGTGGTAGTTCTTGCTGCTCTCCATCTATTGCGTGTGTAATAAACAGCAGCCGATCATCTTCGCCTATGTCTTCAGCGTGTTTGAAAGTATATTCCCCTTTACCAGAAGATAAGACTGCAATACGATGATCGGGCGTGCAAGAAAATAACATACCAGTTTCCGTAGTAATTGTTATTACCTCCTGAACTCCCTGGTCAACAGCCTCAGTTACTTTTTTGTATCCAATGTCTGTCATCACTTCATCACCCTCTACAACATCCTCAATCTTTATCATCCCTTTTTTGGTATGAACAATAGTTCCCTCTGCCATACACCTGCGAACTCCGCCGCTGATACTCGCATCGCCCACCTTACACATAATGTCATGAGCATCTAGTGTTGTTAGTTTCTGGCCTTGTCTGGCTAACATTCTTTGTCGTATGAAATCAAGAGTTTCTTGTAAGACTTTCGGCCCTGAAGAGTGCCCGCCTTTTGTTTTAAGCGGAGTGCCTGCTGGTCTTAATTTAGAATAATCAAACTTGTAGTCCATCCCCTCAAACCATGCTTCTATCCCCAGCCTTAATGCTTCGGCCCATCCATCCATGGTGTCCTCTACAAAATGAGTTGGGGTGCTGCCGTTTAACCCAACTTGTTTCTTCACGACTGGCAACTTGTTTACGTGCTCGCTTTCAACTGAAAAACCCACGCCACAGCCACACATACTAATAATTAAAGCCTCAACCCAAGCGTCAACCGAATCAACTGGCACATAACTACAGTTAAAAATAGTTTGCCCGTGCCTGCGCGCCGCCTTACCCGCCATGGCTATCATCCTCATGGACGGGGTTGCCTCCATTTTTAATAATCCTTCTCGAAGTTCTTCGTATTCTTTGTCTCCCAGTTTTTCCTGACTCATCCATTTCAAATGATCTACCACTCGATCTACTGTCTCGACCCATGTTTCTCGTCTACCTTTATCCCAGTTGAAGCGTGAATATTTGTCATAGAACTGGAATTTCTGGAGTTCCATGGGGAAGTATTTGTCAGAGTCGCTAAAAACACTTAGTGTAACTTCATCATTCATATTTGGAAGTTGAGATAAAAATCTATCTACAACTTACAGCAAAAATACAGCCCGATGCAATATGACATTTTGTTGATTTTTTGGCGGAGAAGATAGGGGTCGAACCTACACGCCAATTTCTTGACACTAGTTTTCAAGACCAGGGCGATGCCAATTACGCTTTACTTCTCCATGCCTTTTGTGAGAGAAGGGACTCGAACCCTTTTAGCCTATTGGCCATGTTTGTATATTCCAGTAGTTGCCAAGACAAAGGCAACGCCATGTGCGACTCGCCATCTTCGCCGCTCTCACAAAAGCCGAGACATGTCTAAAGTATATCATCATCATTTGCGGTAGAGCCCGCTTCTGATGGGGGTTCTTCCCGAGTAAATCGAGGTTTGGTTCCACCCTTTTCGTAAAATCTGTTTTCAAACAATGCAAAGTTTTCACCTTCCTTGAAAGACACATCTTTTGAAAATTTGATAGACAACATCATGTCGCCGTTTTTGGTCTTTTTCACCCAAGCGGCTGCTATTTGTTCCCATTTATCTGTCATAAGTTTTCACCCCCTTTCGTTTGGTTTCGTAATCATTTTTCATGTTTAAGCACGGACGCCTGGGATTGAACCAGGATGATGGGTTTTGGAGACCCACATGTTGCCAGTTACATTACGCCCGCTGACGGGAGGGACTTGTGTCTCTAGCCCCTCCCAGTTGAGATATCTCACCTTTGTGCACTCAGGGATCTGATTGAAAGAAGGTGATGGTGACAGTACCGCATTGGTACCAGTGAACAATATATCATACTTAGTCTCCGCTGTAACTATCAGTTTTTACTTCCAGCTCCCTGACCGTCCAGACTTTTCGCTTGCCCCTGGGGCCTCGTTTGGCCCACCCGTGGATTACTATCCTGTTGCCTGCTTTCAACCAAGCCTGACTGTATTCGTTTTCTAGGATCTTATTCAGCCGAGCTGATACATTGGACCCAGAAGTGGTTTGAATGGCCAGGACGCCGCTCTCAGTGGGCGAGATGGCCACTATATCTATAAACCCAAACAAGTCTTGGCGGCGTTTAATAAAACTATTCCAATGCTCAGTTATCCCACATAAATAACCCTGGTCTCTCAAGTCCTTTAACGATCTTTGTGTTGGGGTAGTGGCCATGGACAGTAAACCCATACTAACGCACTACAGTATCTGTTTCAAATATTTCTCACTCCCTACATAACTTTCTTTGTCTCCGTTTTTTATGTATTGCCCCACTACATTCGACGCCAGACCTGAAACAAACAGAACAAAACCCCTTGCTCCTTGCATCTGGCAAATGTCAAAACCCTCTTCGTAATCTGTGGGTGGCTCGTATATCTCGTCCCAAGCTATCTGCAATGTCCGTTGTGGTGACATGCCAACGTGAAGGGTGTTGACGAGTGAATTATTATGGACAAGACTGCGAGCGAAATGATTGTCGAAACAGTCAACAATAAGATCCCAGTCGCCTTCCAAAATAGCCTTTGTGTCTTCATCTAACTTTTGATTGATAATATCTATTTTTTTACCAAGGTCTTTATAGATATTGTATTGTAGCGCCTCAACCTTAAACAGACCAACCTGATCTCTGCGATAGTATTGAGTGCCCGCCGCAATGTTGCGATCTTCAACCCTGTCGTAATCTAGTACGGTAACAGAATTATCCCCCGCCAAGATAGACGCAACCCAACTACCAAGTGCTCCTGCGCCCAAAACTAAAATCTTCATTTTTCTCCCATTTTCTTACCAAGCCACCTGGACAATATCAGGGCTAGGTTCATCAAGATAACAAACGCGGGGATGGCAAAAACAAGAAAGATAATTAGTCTAACCATATAGATATATTATAACAAACTTTTCACATCTTAGCCCACTATTTTTATAGGCTAAGGGTAAAAAACTAGTTTTGGCAGCTGGGGTTATTCTCTCCAAACTGGTCTTTTTTAGCTATGAGTTAGTTTATTGACCGAGAGCTGGGAAAAAGATACCAGCTTGATCGCTCGTAATAATTTGTGGAACTTGCCCCGACCATTTTTTGACCCACTCCATCTCTAAGAATGGTTGGGTAATAGTTTGAGCCTGTAGACGTTGGCGCTCTGCCTCAGCTTCAGCATCTTTAATCGTGGCCTCTTTGCGAAACTCAGCCTGAAGGGCTTTGTTTTGTTCTGTTTCAACCCGCACGGCTTCTAATTGCTTCTCTTCAATCGCGCTAACGTATTGAGGAGAGAACCTGATCTCACGAAGACCAATGCTGTCTAGCACCAGCCCTGCTTCCTCGAATCTGGGTCGTAGCTTTTCCTCGATCTGTTGTGCAATCTCTTCACCTCCTTCACCAGTGTAGAGTGTGCTTGCCTCATAGTTACGAGGAATGTTGCGCGCCCAAATCCTTGACTCTGTTTTGATTACTTTTTCAACTAAAGCCTCTTCGCTCCCATATCTGTTCACAATGTTGACCGCTTGTGATCCATCAATCGCAAACCGAATGGTGTAATAGATATCAACACTTTGTCCATCAGACGTGTTGGTATCAACAGGGTAGTCTTTGTAGTCAGAATCAGACCCACTTTGCTTCTCTTCGTCAGATGTCTCATAGGTCATCCATCGAGTGTTAAGCCGCTCTGTCCCGTCAACGAAAGGAATCAAGGTGTGGAACCCAGGCTGAAGTACACGACCAGTAGTCGCGCTAAACCTTGTCACCACTTGGACTGATCCTGCCTTTACTGTTGTAAAAGCTGACAAAACAACTGCCAGTAAAACCAAGAGAATAGCTGCGCCGATAATTAAACTTCTCAAAAATTTTGCTTCATCTGTCATTGCTTGCTCACCTCCTCTCTATGCTCGTTAATTGTTTCTTGTTTTTTAAGAGTCGATCCTAAAATCAACGTGTTGATTACATGGGGAAAGTCGTCTTTCTTCCGAGTTGTTTTTATCTCGCGGCTCAAGAAAAACTCTCCATCAACTTCCATCGCGACCCATCTGCAATACTGCCAATCGCGACCGTTGACATAAGAGCACACCGACATCCTCACGGGGAATGGGTGCAAAACCTTAACCCAGTCTTTCAACATGCCAATGTCTGTTTGACTCAAGCTACCCATGTCTGGGGGGTGAGTGTGTGCAAACTCGAATACAGAGCCTGGACTTAGTTCATGTAACGCCCAAACCTCTTTCCAGTTGAACTCAACTGATGCCTCGCTCCCGTAATAGATTCTGACTATGTTGCCAGACTCCGACAATATCGCCCCAGTCTCGCGATAGAAGTTGTCTCGCCTCCGCTTACTATTCTCTGGTAATGTATAGCCCGCCATATCCGACACCCCCTTCCTCTTGGTATATCTTCGACAAATGAATTGCACTTTGAAGAGTATGCTCTTTGTCATGACCAGAGGCACAAAAGCCCAGGTCTATAATAGACATCCGATCATTAATCACACTTTTTATTTGAGTTCCGCCAACCTTCCATGTGACCAAATACCTGCCACCAGGTTCTTTGGTGTAAGAAACCAACTCTCCACCTGCGTTCTCTATTTGGAGTTTTAGCCTGGTTTTGAAGTCGGCCTTGAACTTCTTGATCCAGTTGTGCTTCTGGTCTTTAGAGAGATTCATTTTTAACAAGTCTTGGTACGCCCGATAACTAGACCTGTATAACCCTTGGCATAAAAAATAATACCGTAACTCTGGTGTGGCGCCTTTTATGTGGTCGATAGATGTCTCTTCTTCAAATGCTTGCTTGACCTGCTCCACCACTTTTCTATCTCTTGAGTAGTCAATCCCCGCAAAGTAAAGCCGACCATCCTCCCACAAAACAGTTTTTATATGATCCCACGATGTAACATTATCTCCTAAGAGAAACCGTGCGGTATTGCCCCCAGTCTTTTTGCGAAGGTTGTTAAAATTAATCGGCACAAACTCATCTGAAAGCGCCATGCCTGTCAAAACATCCTTCCCCTCGACCACCTCGTCTATCTCCATTAAACTTGCGGGCCGTAACACCTTAACATCGTTGCCTAGCTCTACTAGGTACCAGCCATCATTATTATTTGCTTTTATCAATCTAGTTTTGTAGCGCCCCCAATTATTGGACACAGGTAAAACAACTTGTCTCGTTTCTGATAGCTTAGATAAAACATCCTGCATTTTAGACAATTCCATACCATTCTGGTAACTCTAGTAGTTTGGTGCTCATAATCTCTTCAATGACCACCTCTGGGCCTTTAATGGCCTTCCCCAGGGTTTGTGCAACCAGGGCTGACTCACTCAATCTATCAGGTGTGATAGTCACCACTGGGATACCTGCTAATTCATAAACCTCTTTTAAATACGTAGACGTGCCCTGCCCACCGTTAACAATTATCCAAAGCATTGCCTTGGGCTTTTTAACATCTGGGTTTTGTTCATGATACTTAACAATCCCTTGTGGTAACGTGCCATCATAATTGTGTCCTCCGTCTGAAATAAAGATGTCTACCTCTGCCCCAAACTCTCTGGCCTCTTGGTAAAGAGCGAAACAGTCAGTTGACCCCCCAAGGGCTATGCCATACAGCTTGCTGGCAAACGCGTCTTGAGTAAACTCGGGTTGATTGGTTTTAGGATTTCTTGGGAGCTCCATTCTTTGTCCACCGACTGAGAAAGTTCCCCATGCTAGGTTTTCTTCTGGATTGTTAATCATCTCGGCTATCTGAGAACCTTGGTCTCTAATCACATGGATGGCCCGCTCCATACTATAACTAGTGTCCAAATGGATAAATGTTTTGCCGATCTCTTTCATCTGTTCTTTGCGGCTCTCAGAGCGCGCAGTCTTCATAACCTCTTTTACTGCCTTGGTCGCTGAGTCATTGATTAGCTTGGTTCTGTCTAGGGCGGATTTGGCTCCTCTAATTTTATTCTTATATACTTTTAGGAACTCTTCGTCACCCAACAGACCTGCATCTTCAAACACACTTCTCAAAATAACAGCTTGCTCAGCCGTGGCTTGCTCCATCAGTGCATAAGCAACCACTGGAGAGACTCGGTCAAGTGCGCCAACCACCCCGAGAACTGGCAGTTTGTCATTCATTATTTTTTGAGCTATTTGTTTGTCGTCCAACCCATCAAAGTTAAACGGACTATCTGAGAACTCGATCGTCTGTCCTTTCTGGTTCCATCGCAAAATAGCGGCGGCCTCATCACTTGGAGACAGCCTCATCGCTCGATAGATGTTTGTGTATTTTTTAGCAAGCCCAGCCTTTTTAATACCTCGCAAAATAACCAAATTCTTCTCACGATATCTGACATACTTTTTGACAGCTGTTCTCAGAGTAGTCGGAAAATGTCGTGCAGCATTCAACTCTCCATCTATTCCGTATTTAAGCCCACCCAGCTCGATCACCCTGCCTACTAAGATCGGGGATAGTTTTTGGATTGCCGCCGCTGACACCACTCGGAGATTTGGCTTATAGAAATCAGACTCTGGTGAAAACTTTTCCCCGTTAGCTGACGACAGTGAGTTCAAATAAACCATCAATACCTGTAGGTCACGAGGCACACTATCTCCCTGTTTAATTAACCAAGAAGTAAAGTGAGCTAAGAAGTATGGATCTTTTTCTGTTAATGGATAAAACTGCTCAATCAACTCAAGTGCTTTGTCTTTGTTTAACCCTTTGCCTACCACCTTGCCCTCTTCGTCACGGAGTGTCCCCCACATGTGCTTAACCCCTTCAAGCACTGCTTGGTATGCCTCAAGACGATCAGAGTTTTGCAAATAAGGTAGGTTTGGATTTTCCATTTTTATCATTTCCATATAACCCTGGCCATTTTTCTATTTCATCTGAGTGAGTGCTGCTTGATGATGAAAAACATAACTGGAATCGAACCAGCTACTCTGAGATTAAATGTCTCGTGCTCTACCAAATGAGCTATATGCTTGTTAGCAAACACCTGAGAGATGAAATAGAAAAATGGCCAGTGCTTTTATCCCCACCCCACTTGAGTGAATAATGCAGTTGATAGCACTTCCCCCGTACTTGGGGGGAAGGGGGGAATTGAACCCCCATTCTTTATCTCCAAAGGATAATGCTGAACCAATCAGCGAGCTTGTTAGCATGTATCTTATAAGTGAGCCAGGTATAAAAACACTGGGTTAATGGATTGATGTCTTTGCTGTCTAAGTGAGAACTGCTTTATTTGCGATTACATCACGTCTCCTAGTTGTGGAGACGGAAGGACTCGAACCTTCAATGAGCCGAAGCTCGCTAGTTTTTGAAGACTAGTATGTTTACCTTATGCTTGTTAGCAAGATCCTTCGAGACAACAAAGGCAACAATCCATTAGATTTGTAAAGTGCGACTAAATTATACCAGCTGTCGATTTTGGGAACACACAAATATCCCCATTCTCTTCGTGCTGGATAACAAACCCAAACAGGTCTTTCCCGTCTAGCTCTAGTTCTAGCGCAGAAAATATCTCATCATCACTTGATGTTTGGGTAACATCGAGCGATTCCAAGTCCCAGCGATGTGGACGTGATTCAAGAATTAAAGTTAATTCAGCCATGAGAACAATATAATATACTGATACACCTTTGTCAAACAACAACCTTTATCTTTAACACTTCAATGGTCGCCTCCCAAAGCGCATCAATCAATAAATTCTTGGCATGGAATTTGTGTTGCCACGCGTTTTTGTGTGGCTTGCGGGGCCAGACCACCCACCATCCGACTGGTAGGTTAACAGAAGGATTGTGCCTGTTCCTGTAATACCTTTGCTGTGTTTTAGTGACTTTAAATATCTTAGGACGAAGGGTTGATCCGATAAGACGAATCATCTGCCCCTCGTTTAATAAAGGCACAAACCCACCTCGATAATAATCCAAATCAGCCTCTTGGGGGACAATGCACGGGAAGTTGAATCTTGGGTCGTAATACCAATCGCCTATCTCAGGCCGCCACCAGGCTTTTAAATATTCTTGCTCATCCAAGGCAAGTCGCTTCACTTGTCCAATAGAAATGTGAGATTTGTACATGTCTTTATGCTTATATGCTGGCCTTCGGCGCTTTCTTCGGAACAAAAAACGAAGCCCGTTGGGTGTCTTAATTCTCATATATTATTGTAAAGTATTCTACTATTATCACACGGCCTCTTCAAATACCTCAACACATAAAACATTTTCATCGTTAATCATTATTAGTCTCCCGTCAACCGTCCTGAACTTTGTAAACTGTCCTTGCTTGATGCTTTTTGACAAAACTCCTGTAAAGGTTTTCTTTACACCGTTAACAAATGTAATAATCTGCGTGACAGAGTCGCCTTGCTCACCTGCTGAAGATTTTAAATCAGTGGCCGACTCTTTCATTGACTCTTTGTTAGACTAACTCTCGCCAGGATAAAGCCCCCTCAATATCTACACCTGTACTCCTTGCCACAGGTCTTGCACACAAAACAATCTCATCTGACACCCCAGCTATTGTGCTAGAAAGAGATCCGTTCGCACCTGCCTGGTTCCCTCCAGATTCAACAAACCCTCCATTGATTGCGAAGTCTCCCGTAACAGTTTTGCCAGATGCGTTTTCAGGGATTGACCCACCAGGTGACAACACCTCAACCACTCTTTTGGCAGAAGCATTTTCCTCGTGCTCTCGTTGTTGTATCTGGGCAACCCCTCTATGGACAGGGTTATTCATATCTGTTTATTAAAATTCTTGGGCAGAGAGTTCTTTGTCAATCTTCTCTCTTTCTCCGAGTAGCTTAGTATATCTATACAGTAGCACAAGACGCGGTTCTCGACCACCACGATTGGGCAGTCTGCGCTCAATATGTTTAAGAGCCATTAGGACATCACCTGACTCTGTTGATCCTGTGAAAGAAACCGCCCATTTGATTAAATCAGAAACCTTCCTGGCATTAAGTGATTGCTCATTGTGATCTAACCCCAAGTAGTGAGACACATGATAAAACAATGGGCTGTTGCGATAATCACCATTTGGGAGTGGGGGGCCAGTCCGCTCTTCTTCTTTCTCAATCGGCGACTTCTCTAACGGCACATTGTCTTGCTCTACGGAAACTGACTGTTCTTGAATTACTGGCTCTGAATCTGGAGATATTTTTGGTTTAACAACCTTTTCATCGGGCATTAAATCAATTATAGCATTAAACAATATGTTTAATTATGATGTGGTATGATGTAATTAGTGGAAGAGTTATATCACAATGAATTAATTAGCCGACCTAGTCCAGAGGTGACTGAGGGGATTGCCCCTAGAGAGCCAGCGCGAGTTGGACAACGTGTCCCGTTTACCCTACCAGAATGGGTAAAATGGCTGGATAACGAAATAGAAGATAAGCAGTTTAATGGAGTAAAAGTTTTTGACCCTTTTGCAGACGATGACGACTAAGTGATATCATTTTGCCAAATGAATAAGGTGCGAGACCTTTTTTGGTGGGTCTTTGTCGGGCAGTTCAAACTAATACAAGAAGCACGGGGGACACTGTGGCTTATAGATCAAATCATCACCCTTGTCTTTCTCTGTTATACCTTCGCTATTATGTCTCTCCTGATGTTGGTTTTTTTGTAGTGACGTGCTCTAGTACCTCTAAAACGATCGCAAAGTCTTGGGTAAGGGTGTTGCGCTGACTCCCGTTATAAAGTGCGACAGCGGGGTGATAAAGCGGCACGAAGTACACTTCTCCCCAGTTGGTAGGTATGCCCCTCGGCACTCCGTGTTCTTCACCGATCTTTAACTTGCCCATATTGTATTTCCCTGCCAACCAGTTCATCGCAAATCTACCCAGTGTGACTATAATTTTCGGACGGATAATTCTAAGCAGTTCGACGGTGTATTTGCTATACTTCTCTATCTCTTCATCTGTTGGATCACGGTTCTCTGGTGGCCGATCATGCACCACATTAGTAATAAAAACTTCGTCTCGCGATAAACCATACTCTTCTATCATTTGTGTTAGAAATTTCCCTGAAGCACCTATAAATGGCCGATCTGTCTTGGCCTCCTCTTCGCCTGGGGCCTCACCAATAAAGAAAATGTCAGCATCTAGCGATCCCTCCCCGAGCACAGGAAAATACGTATTAAGTTCTCGATATGGATACAATGGCAAGTCATGGTTTGATCTGAGTTCCTTGAAGAGTAAATCGAACTGTTGCTGTTTCGTCATCTTGATAATAATTCTAACATAGTGATATAGTTAAGTCATGACAAATATCGTCCTAAATCCTGATCTTCCTTATGGGTTTAAGGATGTCCGAGGAGAGCTGGTTGGTGATGGGTTTGACTGGGATTTTGAAAGAGCGACTACTTCTGTTGAATATGTCGTCATACACCACAGTGCTGGGCCAAAAGATCAGACCGTTGAAGAAATAGCTCGACATCACGTTGAGGAGCGCGGCTGGGGAGGCATAGGTTATCACTTTGTAATAACACCAGATGGGCTTGCCCACTATGTCGGGGATATTGGCATGGCCCGAGCCAACGTGCTCGGCAAAAACGAAAAAGTAATTGGTGTCTGTCTAACTGGAGACTTCACAAAAGGACTCCCGTCTGATGAACAAATAATCGCCGCACATGAGCTATGCTATTTTCTTCTTTTTGACCTGGCCCCACAATTCCCTGGGCTGGGCAGCTGGGATCAATTAGCCGCTCACGCAGAGCTTCAAGCAACCCGCTGTCCTGGTGACAACTGGGACGGGGCAGGGGGATTAAAAGATAGGATTATTAAAAGATTGCCATACGGGAACCAGTCTGATTGCCAGAAAGAAATAGATAAACTTAATCAACAAATAATAATGATGGATCAAAAAATATCAGAGCAAGAAGAAATTATTTCTGTGCAAAATTCCCAGCTAATTGAATACAAAAAAGCCATCAAACAAATTAACGACATTACTCTCCAACTGATTTAAGTACAAAATACAAGACTTTGTACGGGGCCTCTCGCCTGTTGTTCTCCCAAAAACTAACTGTCTGCGCGGTTACATCAAATCGTTTCCCGAATTGAGACTGGCTCTCTCCGAGTGACTTTCGGCATTTTTTAATTAATACAGGGAAGTCTTTCATGTTAGCGGCAATTGTCCTGTGGCGGACAATTTATAGACCTGGCTGTCTAATCCGCACTGCTAGGAACTTAATGTCAGGATGTGTCATCATTACATCTGCATAATCATCATAGTGGATCTGCACACCCTCTTCGTTTAATCGCGGGACTTTCCAATTGTAAACCTTCTGCATGTCTGACCTGGCTGGTTTGTCAGAATACTTCAACTCTTCTTCAGGTCCGTCGCACGTAATTAAAAAATCCAGGTTGTCTAAAAACTCCTTCGGGAAACTCCCTTTGACCTCATTCTCTGCCCGCCCTGTGGCGAGTACTACTTCATGCCCAGATGTTTTAACTATGGCCATAAAAGTGCTCAGTTCCTTGGGGTAAACTGTCATCACCCCGTCTATGTCGAAAGATATTTTCATAAAGTAGAACAAAGTATAGCATCTTCATCCTCTTAAATCACGACCTGTTTTTACTTGTCTTCCCCAAAAGTTCCTTCTCATACGCTCGAATGGCCTGCTCATCTTCCTCGGTAAGCTCCCACTCATAGGGGACTCTTTCGTGCTGCCAAGAGTCTTCGCTCCATTCTTTTTTTTTACCTGACTTGATCCCAAGACCTCCGTTGCCGTAGCCCGCGTACCCTCTGTTATAATTAAATTTGTTCACAACCACCTTCTCGTAGACCTTTTCTGTCACCTCTTCCTTGACCTCCTCCAAATATGGATTAGCCCTCCTCTCAACCTTGACAGGGCAATGACTAATTGTACATCTAACAGGTTTAAATATATCAATCTGAGCTGCAAACTGCTCTCGGTGATTGGTAACAACTGATACCATCCAGTTGTGTGCGTCCATTTCAGAGTCTGAGTCTTCTATCATATCAATGTCTGTTTGGCTGAAAAACGGCTCCATTGTGTTATGCGAGTGCCACCATAACTTCCAGTCTGAAGGAGATTGTTCGTTATCAATCAAAAAGTTATAGAAATCAGACATCCCTTTGTCTGTGATTTTTGTAGTTGTTTTAGTTACTTCTTGTTCAAGAATGATTACCTCTGTGACAAGAACATAGTCGTCGTATAGCTCGGTCTTGCCTAATCCGCCGATCTCGTTGTTTGTAGACAACGTATAGGCCATCATCTTGTCATAAGCATCTTCGGTAAATTTAATATCCATAAGTTAAGAGGTCATTGAATCGTACCACTCCGAGAAAAGAGCTGAGCTGACTGTTGGTCCCCATGAGATTCGATCAAAGGTTATATGGCTCGTTCTTTTTTTGATGCCAAAAAAAACTGTGTGACAAACATGAAATTGACAACTTTTTATTGGCCGGCTCATTAAAGGAATTGGGATATCAAAAGAGTTGCTTTGCCATTTGTCTGTGGCACGCAACCTGAGCAGAAAGTCCCCCTTAATATGTCCCGCCTTTATGTCTGCCTTGATTTCAAACTCGACCGCGCACTGCTCTTGCCCCACGTCTATTGTGTTTTTTAAGGGCTGAATCGCGCTTATCATTATCCCCACGAAAAGATCGTGCAGTTGCAGGGCAGGGTCGCGACCAATTTCAGAAGCCTGTAGGGCATCAAGAATAGAACTGATACGGAGACTGCGAGGAATCTGTAGGTAATATCCATTATCCTGTTCGGTCACCTGTTTTTGAGGGTCTGGATCAAACTCCGTTAAGTCGTTTTTGTTAATATCAAACATCTCTATGGGTGGGGGAGACCACATTATATGTTCCCCTTCTAACTCTGCTCTCAAAATTCTTTGGACCTCGTCTTCGTTAGCTCTTTTAGCTCCTTCTGTTGCGTGCTCACTGTAAGGCGACGCCTCTCGATTGCTATAAAAGTGGCTATGAGACCTATACCCGTTGTCTGAGTTAGGGGATTTTATGAAGTCAAGGATGTTTTTAACCATCTCATAAAGGTCTCCATCTAGTAAATTTCTATTAATGTCATCCTGCATGTTCCCCCAGCAAGCAAAACCATCCTCAATACATGGAGCGTGGCAATCGCCGCAGGTATACGAAAGATTTACCGTCCTGATCCCGTGTCTTAAAAACTCACTGGGGCGGACTGAAAAATCTATATAGATCGCAAACCTTCCTATTTCGTAGTTGTCTACCCCTACATCCTCCTTGTCCAAGCCCCTTACTACCAGTGGGCGCGTCACTATTTTTAATATCACGCCTGTGTCCCAAGCGACTTTTTCTACATCTGCGAGCCTAGACACTTTGGAAATAGCTCGGCGACCTTGCCTTATAAACTCATCTACATCTATTTTTTCCAAAGATTCACATACAGCCTTCTGGCGATTATATTTTGAAACCACTTGGTTGACGTCTTCCTTTCTTTCCTCAATAACACGTATAAGCTCGTTCCCTTCGTCAGCAAACTCCTTACGCGTCAAAAGAGTTGTAGAAAGTAGTAGTTTTGACATTGTCTCCCTGTCTTTATGTGACAAGGTTGATGCGGCCGCCGAGTTACTCATAGCTAGGAGAGTGCGCCTTCCACGTTCTTGGTTAGAACAATAGAATCACCGTCATTCAGTTCTGATTCCATTGACCCGCTTTCTGAGCTAGATTCACCAGAGCGGCGGATCTCGATAGCTTCAGAGCTCTTTTTGGTAAGTTGAGCATTTTCCAGTGCAGCTGCTACTGTTGCGCCACTAGGCAAAGCCACTTCAACAGCGGGGGCCCCGTGACGGAAAATTTTCACAAATATATTATTAGACGACATTAAATTCACCTCCTTTTTTATAAGATGCTAGGGATCGAGAGATCAATGCTGTATTTACGAGAACAATGATCTGAGTTGGCATATCTTTTGACTTCAAGCACCACCATTGCTGCCGAAACCATAGAGTTATAAACAATCGCCCGCTGGTCACATCTTTCACGATGGACACCTTTGTCTACCAATGTTTTCCTGTAATCAGCTATCGCACCTTCGTTCTCTCTGGTCACGGTCAACACCCGAATAAATTCACCAGCCATTCTGATATCAATCAGATACTTCCACTCACCCTCGTCGTCTATCCTCTCAAAAATTTTAGACCTACTCGACAAAGAATCTGTTGCAAGCACCACCACTTCGGCATATTTCATTCCAAGACCGTATTCTGCCCGATCTTGCTCTGGTCGAATTTCTTCACTGGCAATTAACTCTATGTTTTGTTTTAAGGCTGAGACTTTGCTTTCACCTATTTGTGCCTTGGAGTAAAACTGAGACGCTACGTTGTGAAGCTCCACACTGTCGAAATCCACTACTGTCACTCTCCTGCAACCTAACTTTGTTAACCCGAGGGCCGCCCAGCTTCCAACTGAGCCAGCGCCTGCAACGCAAATAGTAAAACTAAGCCTGCCTGGGTCGATAATCCCTGTTTGTCTTTTAAACAACTCATCATCCATTTGGTAACAAGTATATCACACTTTATTACAAAGTTGTCAAGATTAACACTCACATCTTAACCCCCAAAAAGTGAGGGCTAAGTGTAGGTGCTATCTAAATAGAACCCAGGTTGAAGTATCGTCGTCAATGACCCATGAGGTTGGACCTCCTGCACAGCCGTTGGCTTTATAAAAGGAGGCTTCTGGTGTAGCGTCCAACCATTGCCTTCTGGACAAACATTGCTTGCCTCTACCACCTCAATCCTTTCGCTAAAAAACAAAAACCACAAAACAATGGCAACCGCCACAATTATTCCAATTACTAACATTATGTTTTTTATTTTATTCATATACTCATCCCCTTCCGATGTGTGTAATATACATGATTCTTCTCCACTCACAGCGCACGAGGGCAAGGGATGTTTTCAGTAACCCATACCCCGTACGGGGATCTTTTTCTTAAATGATTGCACCTCGTGCGCTATCAATGGATAAACTCCTAAACGAAACGATGGACGGCTGGGATTTGAACCTCAGTTCTTTGGTACGGTTCCTGCTACCTTTACAGTGTCACGTCCACCGCTTCGGTTAAGAGTTTGAATTGTCAAGTAATGCTTAACTGTTCAACAACTAAGAGGGCGGGGTGACCATCACACGCAAGTTATATGAGTCGCCAGTACACCTTGCGAAACATTACTCCTCCCTTCTCAATCGTCGAATTGTTGAGTTGTTAAAATTCATATTTTATTAAAAACTCACCCAAGACTTTCTTGTTTTTGGGAAGCATGTGCCAGGTATGATTGTTATTCATAAAGTATTTATGTGCATCACCTGGTTTGTAATTTTTGCTGTAGACCTTTGATGCTCCTATCATGTCGCACGCCATTTCACGTAGATATTTTTCAGGGATAGGACAACAAAGTATTTCGCCGTCTCTGAAGTCTACCCAGTATTCCCAGTGGTGTTTGTTTTTAGCTTTGTGATTTAACCAAGCAATTGAGTATCCCCGTTCTGCTTTTTCTGCGCCTATTGGTGTTTTGTCGCCTTGAAAATACTTTGCGCTGGTAAAAAACTCAGTGGTGCCAAATTTACTCCAGTCATGCATTAACCCTTGCCAATACAACCCAACTTTCCAGCACTCCCATCCTACGATTAGTTTGTGTTTGGTGATGGTTTTTAGATGTCGCCAGTATTTTTGTTTCTCACTCATGGTCGTCTGGTTGGGTGGGTAAATTATGAAATTCGTTGTATTTAGACTTAACAAATTCGTATAATTCATGGGTGAACTTGTCAGTTTTGAATAATTTTTTCATGGCTCTACATTCGTCTACATCTGCCACCAATCTTGTTTCGAACTCTAAATAAACAAAGTCATTTAATTTTGAGAGGCTAGAGAATGGGGGGATGAATGGCTTTGGATCACCAACAGGTGTGAACCATTCTGTTTGGCTGACCTCCTCCATCGTGTACTGTTGTGATTTGTCAAGATATATACTCGGCGATCCTTTGTCAGAAACCCAATCACTAGGTTTGTATGGGTAATACTTTTCATCTTGCCCACTCCACCTAATCGGCCAACCCTTTTTATACTTGGGCGTGTCTTGGGCTAGTTCGTACTTGTGGTAGAAATTTGGTTTGCTCATTTCTTCTGCTTATCGGGTAACTGGTCAAGGATTACTCCAAAATGATGTGCTGCAATCCATTCTATTTCCTCTAATTCATCCCCACCATTAGGCCATTCTTGATGTGACAATTTCACAAACTCCTCCACCGTCTCACACCTGGTCTGGTCTACTGTCTCAGAGATAAATTGCCGAACCTTGGTCCTGTCTAATTCATATTGTGACTCGGGATAATCCTCAAGTTTGTCGTCGTATGTCATAAACAACGTGTCCTCTGGCCCATTTTCTGGATCAGTCATCTTGTTAAACTTCTCAAGTATTTGTGTTTTACTCATGGTTTTGATTTAGTTCTAACTCAGCGCATGGTGTTTTTCCGTCAATTTCTTCATGGTCTTCTGAAGAGTAGTCCTGGTCGTAGTGTTTGCCACAGTGAGGGCATGGTTCAATGCTCATGTTAGTCCCGTTTATTTATCATCGTAAATAAATGTTCCTTTGCTCGCTTCCTTCTTCTTCCTGAACTTCTGAATCTTTTCAGGTGGCTGAATCTGGAGCTTCATAAAACTTGTGCCTAGCCATAGTTCTTGACTCAACATCCACATACCCCAGAGTTCCCCAGACAGCCCACTCTAATTTTTTGTTATCTCCTCTGACTTGAGGGTAATCTTCTAACAGTCTCTTAACGATGTCGTGGATCTTAGTTGTCGCCATGTATAAACTTGTGAGACAGATAACTTACTCGATCACAATCTGATTCCATCTTTGACAGTTTTGCCAAATGATATTCGTGTGTCGGGTATTTCTCTTTGTCTACTTGGTAGATGGCCCGCATGAAACCAAGCTCGTCACCAAATAAGATTTCTGGAATGGAGTAAGATTTTTTACAATTCACCAGAGTTAGGTTTTTCACGCGCCAGGAATCAACCCCAAACACGCCCCACCCTCTCGATTTGGCCAGTTTTATTAGACTTTCTAGTTCCTGGTCTTTATCATCCATCCTGTTATTTATAGTAGCACAAAATTGCCACCCCTACAATTCATATTCAAACCCATTTTTCTCCAGTAGATCGAGTCGCTCCTCATGAGTCATGGCCAAAATCACGTCAGATTCTTCCCCAAAAACATGGGACAAACAAAACTCCTCGATCTCTTCTTCGTCATCCGCGTTCAGGTAGTCTACTTTGTACAATGTGCCTGGTGGGGGGAATAGTCTCTTTATCATTCTGTAGTTTGTTTATCATCTTGTGATATCATTGTCAACGTGAAGAAGCTTGGCCACTGGCAGACATGGTACGCATGGAGGCCCATATATACTGAACGACAAATAGTCTGGCTTGAAACGGTGGGGAAAAGAAAGTATTATGATGAAAATGGTATAGTTAGAACGGAATACAAACTAAAATGGCAAAAACAATCGCAGTAGATTTTGACGGAGTCATCCACATGTACAGTCAGGGATGGAATGGCGGCGAGGTTTATGACCCGCCCATGGTTGGCGCGATAGAGTCCTTGGCCAAATTGCTAGAAGAATACAATGTGTTCATCCTCACCAGCAGAGATCCTGAACAGGTATTGGACTTTATGAGCAAACACGCTCGCGAGTTAACTTGTGAGATCGTCCCAGAAGATAAAAAGTTCTGGTTTAAAAAAGGCGTTATCGGAGTTACCAATCGCAAACTACCTGCCATAATGTATATAGATGATCGGGCAGTCCGCTTCACAACCTGGGACGATGTCTCCAAACTCTTGATATAGACAAATGGTAACTATGTGTTACTATTGACGCACAATGAAAAACAGAAGGGAAGTGGGGATTAATGTCATACGTTAATTGGGACGCCACCAGTAAAAGACCGCAAAAGAGAAATCTTGAAAGAGATCACCCAAAACTGGGGAGTTCTTACTCTCCGCGATATTGCCGAAAGGGTAAACATGCCCCAGAAAGAAGTCTACAAAGCCTTGAAAAAGAAGTACGATTAAACAATATGTTACAATTTGAACCATGATTGGACTATTAATTATCGTAATCTTGCTGATCCCTGCCTTTTTTGTAGGCACATTGCTGGTGTTTTCATTACTCCCTGGCAAAAACCCAGAAAAAGACATGATACAGGCGATTATGATTAACAGTATTTTTTTTGCTATCGCAGTTGTTTCATGTTTATTATTTTTCTTACGCTAATGGCCAAGAACAGAGACATCGGCAAGGTGGCTGTAAAAACCTTGTCAAACACCCCCCCACCATTTTATAGTTAAGTTAGGTTATCGTAGTGAAAAGGAAGCACAACCAGATATGCCAAACAAAAGGGCGGGAGAGCAAGGCAGGCTTTCCCGCCCTTTATATTTTATGAGTATTAATTAAAAAATAAAGATAGAGAGGATCTGATAAAACATGACAAATAAAAAAATTAACTTACCAAAATCCATCCAAGATAGATTGTATTTCCCTAAAACATCAATCAAAGGAGATGGTTGTTGGAATAATCTCACCCATCAACAACATTCTAAGCTATTGAATAGTTGGCTTAACCCTGTTCATATGCGAGGTATAATGGCAAATTTAGAAGAGACTTTTCAGTAATCTAACAAAATCTCGGTGATTTAGTTAGAAGTTGAGGCTTGTTCTAAGAGAGGATAAGCCTGAGGTTTGAACTAATAAAAATAAACCACTTATTTGCAGATATTCCAATGAGTAACCCAGATTATTACAAAGCTCCATCACAAGAAATTTTTAACGAGATTAAATTATCTTGTATTAAAATTTGGAAGACTTATGATGACACATTTGGATATGCAACTGAAAAAATAGATAGGATCAAAGACATTGAAAACATCAGAGATAATTGTTTGTTCATGGTTGCTATGTTTGATGTCCTCAATATGAAGAAATTATTAGATAGCTTATCTACTGAGTCACGACAATGGCTTGAGCCGTTTTTACCGTTTTTATAATTACAGCCATCCAATAAACAATAAACATGAAAAGTGAGAAACTACTAGAAAAATTAGCAGACTTAGAACACCAGCAATGGGCAAATTGGGCAAACTCTATACTTGAGTCCGAAAAAATAAGTCCAGAGAGGTTCCAAAGATGGAGGAAGTTAATCGCCACACCTTATGCCGAATTATCGGAAGAAATGAAAGAGCATGACCGTAAGTGGGCGAAGAAAGTAATGCAATTAATACCCTAACACCTCAAAAATACTAGAAAAATTAGCAGGGATTAATATGAAAATAATATCATTATTTACAGGTGCAGGCGGACTTGATCTTGGTTTTCACCAAGCAGGATTTAAGACAGTCTGGGCAAACGAATATGATAAATCTATATGGAAAACTTTTGAACACAATTTTCCCGAAACAAAATTAGACAAAAGAAGTATAGTAGATATCCCCGCAAATGAAGTTCCTGATTCTTTAGGCATTATTGGAGGTCCACCTTGTCAAAGTTGGAGTGAAGCAGGAGCAGGTAGAGGAATAAAAGACAAAAGGGGTCAGCTCTTTTATGAATACATAAGAACTATAAAAGAAAAGGAGCCATTGTTTTTTCTTGCAGAAAATGTTCCGGGTATTTTGCTACTAAGACACAAAGACGCATTTCGGAACATTTTAAATGAGTTTAAATCTCTAAATTACAATGTTTCATATTTTCTTTTGAATGCCAATGATTTTGGGGTTCCTCAAGATAGAAAAAGGGTTATTATCGTTGGTTATCATAAAAAACTAAAAAAGACTTTTTCACCACCAAAAAAAATAAGTCCCAAACCAGTTTTGAAAGATGCGATTTTTGATTTAATATTTGCAGAGCCAGCTAAAGAAAAAAACCATACTAATGGTAATGAAAAACTTTTTGTACCAAACCACGAGTATATGACTGGTGGTTTTTCAACGATATACATGTCAAGAAATCGTGTTAGGAGTTGGGATGAGCCAAGTTTTACTATTCAGGCAGGTGGTCGCCATGCTCCAATTCATCCCCAAGCCCCAAAAATGAAATTTATTGAACAGAACAAAAGAATTTTCATACCCGGAAAAGAACATCTTTACAGAAGACTTTCAGTCCGTGAATGTGCAAGAATCCAAACCTTTCCGGATGATTTTCTATTTATTTATGATAATGTATCTGACGGATATAAAATGGTTGGAAATGCTGTACCCGTAGAATTTGCCAAACAATTAGCGAGCGTAATTTATAAAGATATCTCTGATTATAAGAAATCAAACAATAAACATGAGTAACAACAAGATACAACCAGCGACACCCAATGATGGTCCTCTTGTGATTGTGTTCACAGATTTGAATGAAGCTGTTTCATACAAAGGGGATAAAAAATGTGTTTATTGGGGGAATGCTTACTTTGCATACTCCCAGGTAACCGACTTGGGGAACCTCCAGAGTATCGAGGGGGATGCTTTCTTTGAAGATTCTTGGGTAACCAGTTTGGGGAACCTCCAGAGTATCAGGAGGGATGCTTACTTCGGATACTCTCAAATAACTGACTTGGGGAACCTCCAGAATATCGGGTGGAATGCTTGTTTTGAAGACTCCCAGGTAACGAGTTTGGGGGGTTTCAAGAACATCGGGGAAAATGCTTATTTCGGATACTCTCAGATAACGAGTTTGGGGAAACTCCAGAATATCGGGGGGGATGCTTTCTTCGGAGGCTCTCAGATAAAGAGTTTGGGGGGTCTCCAGAGTATCGGGGGAGATGTTTACTACCAAGACTCCCAAGTGGTACTGATTGAGGAATTAAAGAAAAGAGGTTTAATATAAATTGAAAGGGGGTGAAATTTATGGATAATCCAGATAAAGATACAATCGACAATTTGCGAACAGGCTTAACCACTATGATTGCAGATACAAAACGAATGGCAGAAAAACGCCCTGAATACGGAGCGGAACTTGTACTAGCACAGCGTCATTTAGAAGATGCACGGATGCGATTAGGGGTTGCTCTTACTATAACTAGAGGTGAAGATCCTTTCGCTCATAAGTAAGATGGTGGAACAGCAAGCGAATAGTCTATACACTCGGTCTACCTACCAAGTGGATCGAGATGTGTAGAGGCAGGGAAGCGGTATGGCATCACCAGGCTGCGGGCTCAACAGATATACAAGAAGCTGACCGCTGATCCCTACACCATACGACGGGAAACAGGAAAAAAGGCCAACCAAGTAATCTTTTGCGGGCAAGATGTAAAACGCAAAGACCGCCCCTATAACCGATCTGCCCGTTGCAAGGATTGTTTGGACAAAAGTTATGGGGAGAATAACCTAAAGCCAGTGGTGTGAGCAGGAATACCATCCCTGGCGCCAGGCTTATAAGACCCCCAAGTATTGTTCACACTCGTGTCGGATAAGGGCCATGAACAAATCCAGATGGGGATAGTATGATATAATTACCACAGAATGAAAAAAGACGAATACGGAGAACTCCGAGAACTATATAACAAGCAATTTGCAAGGATGATGAAAACAATGGGGCAGGTGGGGACCCTCGCTTCTAAACTAAGCACCGTCCTAAAGGCTGAGGACACGGAGATAACAATGGATCCAAATGAAAACACCACAACCCTTGCCCTTAACCTGGACAAACAAGACACTGTCACCCTAACCCACAAGGAAGAAGACGGCTACCAGAACCCCACCGTAATCCTTACCTTCAGAAGGAAAGATGAATAAGCAAGATATAACCCCAGTTGCGGGCACCGCTAACTCCAAACTCAGCACCAGAATCTCTTTCAACCAGAAAGATAAGATCGCCTACCTAACCAAAAAATACAATGTCACCACTTCTGACGTCATCAGAACCATGATCAACAAGTATTTGGAAGAATATGAACAAATACATGGAGGAATAGAGTTGTGAGTAAATTAGCCCAAATCATCCCCTGGCCATATGATGGTGTAAAAATATAGGTCATTTTTCTGTAAATTAAAAAAATCGTCTCAGCATCAGAGAAAAACGATGGATTTGAACCTATTTCCCAAAAACGGGTTTTCAGCATGAACCCAAACTATCGGATTGAATCTGGGGAATATGGAGCCTTTTCACCAGGTAGAAGTCATTCCTACTGTCTAATAAGTAACAAATCACTGAATTATGGGTCCAAATGGCAAAATCCCCTTTTACCCTTGGGAAAAGAGTATGTTTTGAACCTAACCTTACCAATTGTATAAAACCCTATACTGTTACAAAACCCCACTTATATGACAGAAGAAGCCAAAAAACGCAAAAAACTCTTCGTAAAAATTACCCTCGATCCAGATAACTCTGTCCGTATGGAAGGCTCCTGGAAACGGATCGCTAAAGATCCACTGCGCGCTGGTATCCTCTGCCACCATATTAAGTCTGCTATGGAAAAAGTGTACGCGACCGCTACTAAATATGGTAAATAAGCGCCCCAGATGGGCTGAGAAGGGCGGGGAATAGGGAAATCGGGGGTATGTGTGGATTGTGAGCGTGAAGTGGACCTGGAGTGGTAAGGGAAAGGATGGTGGCAGAAGGGAGAGGTGGGTGAAGTTGAGGTGGGGAAGTATTTTTGTGGGGAGAGTGGGGTATATCGGTGAACCGCTACCGTTCATTATATTCTGGCGGGGGTCTCCCCCACCCCCCCGTGCGCATAAAATGTCGCACATTGTGCAATGTGCGACATTATTTGAGTTCAAAATTCAAAAATTGCGCGGGCGTGTTCATTTATAGGCGGGGAGCGTGGCAAGCGACCATATAATAGTCTGATTGTGCAGGGTTTGAGTGTGGGAGTGTGTGCGTTATGGGAGTTGCAAGCCCAGAGGCTGATTGATTTATTGAATGGTTATATATATATGTTATTTTGTGTGTGTAGCCCGCATTTTTGAACCATCGCGCGCCACCTCAAAAATTGCGCAGAATTGGGTTTGAGGCTGAGGCGTTCAAATTGTGGTATTTTTTGCATGCACTGTAAGTCATGAGGGTTGATAATAATTGATTGGGGGGCATTTGAGGCGGCCGTCATTATGAAGGTTTGAGGGTGTAGCCCGCGTTATTGACTAACTATGCTATATACTTGACAATTATATAACAATATGTTATAGTATATTCATATTGATAATTGAATAAATATATGAATAAATTTTCAAAACGCCATTATGAAGCCGTCGCCGTGTTGCTTGCTGATAAAATAAACCAAACAAGAGCGCGCGGGACTAAATACGAAATTGAACACTTACCCCATGACCTTGCGTATATTGAGGATTTTGCACAGCTATTCAAATCTGATAGTTCAAAATTTGATGGCGGGCGGTTTGTAGATCGAATAAATAAATTGTCTAACTCTAATATACTGGGTAACTATCCCTTGACAAAATGAAGCTAGATATGAAAAAACACATAGCAAAAGTAGACAAATGGCACAAAGAAAAAGGAAGGCGGGTATATGACAGCTTTAAATCTTTGTGTGGAATAAGGGCCGAGTCATTTGAAGAAGCCAAAAGCAAGGGTTTTATGAAATCTCTATCACCAGACAACAAAGACGGTTGTAAGACTTGCCAAAACATCATGTCAAATACTCGTTACTGGAAAGAATATAGAAAAATATCAACCGCAAAAAGAAGGTATGTATGACTAGAACGGGGAATAGAACACGCCGTCTTGGTCTGAGCAAGTACCGCGCGCGATGGTTTATAAGTGAAATAGACAAGGAACTAGATACCAATAACCCTACCCGCAACTAATACGGGTATTTTTTGGGTCAATCATGACTTATATATAGTTATATATGCCCACCGTCGACGCGGGTATCTGAGAATGGAGCCGTTGCAATTAAAGCAAGCGACCTCATAAGTGAACTATAAGCACTTATGCATACAGATTAATAGAATATAGTTATATAGTCAACTAGTGACTAACTATGTCAAGTAGTTGACAATTATATAACATTGTGTTATAGTAATATATAAGATGAATAATATACAGCGCACAGCGCATGTCACCATAGGCTATACAGAATATACAGTATCAGAGGGTACCGTTGCGAAACTATTAGAGATTGTGGAAGGCGGGCGCGCTTGTAATATGTGCCATCAACTATTCAATAATAGCGATAGATACGCCGTCACATTGAACGCTTGCAAGGCTTGTGTGATGGGTACACACCAGGTAGCCGACTATATAGGCGGGTTTGATGATACTAGACACGAATTTATAGATGATAAAGGCGATATATTGACATGTGACGCGCGATATAAAGGACTACCAGAGCGCGACATGATCCGCACATTGAACCATTACGGCTTCATAGTGCCGACCGATAACAGACACCAACACAACTACTATATTTATAGTGGAGATAAAACGCGCGATAAGTGGCTACTAGTAAAATATAGCGACCAACACGGCGGAGGTTGGGATAGTGGCAAGGGCGCATTTGTACCGTTGGAAGTATACTACTTATGCAATAAAGACGGTAGTTATACAGAATTAAACAAGAGGCGCGGGGATTGGCAAAAACTAATGAGGGAAGCCCGCGATTTGATACCAGACGACGGGTCACGCTGGATACAACGCACGAGGGAAGATAAAGCAATTGAACTATTAAACCAACGCGCGGATGATTATACCGTCGCGGATTTTCAATAATATGAGCGACTATATAAAGATGTCTACCAATTTAATACCAGTATTTGGTGGGACGTATGGCAATATATGGGACGATATAGCCGACTATACAGACAATGGTGAGGAAATTTGTATACAGCCCTCAAACCTGATTGAAGCTATCACCGACTTATACAAAAATAATACAAAATATATACTATCTGAAATTGTGGGTTGTGGTGTTGATTTTATTACTGAGTTCAAAATAACGGGCGGATACTACAGCCCGCGTGAATACAATTTTCATACTAATACTATAGACGTTGATATTAAAGTAAACCGTAGAAAACTACTAAATAAAGCCCGCGAGCTATGCAATAGCGACGATTTCACAAACTATTTGCATGACAACTATACAAGCATGAGCGGGTTTATATCATACACACCGAATAATAAAATAGAACTATTGGAGCAACTAGAAACGCAAGGCGATGAATACGAGCAATCTATAGGCGCGATTATTACCTATTTATTGGGTGATACAGCCCGCGAAATTGAGTTGAGATTGTGGGAAGATTGGTGCGGGAACGGATACGGAATACTGGAATACGATCTAATATGCGGTGAATGTGGGAAGGTGGTGATTAAATAATGAAGATAACAGTCAGTATATACAATTTCCTTAACGCTTTCAAAAAAGATGATGGCTTCTCCTATGAGGGGCTTAAAGTTCTCTACGACCACCTACTAGAGTTAGAGGAAGACTTGGGAGTAGAATTTGAACTTGACCATGTAGCTATTCGTTGTGAATGGTCAGAATACGAGACTATCGAAGAATGCCTAGAGGACTTTACAGATATAAAAAATAGGGAAGAATTAGAAGAAAAAACTACAGTCCTAGACATAAACGGGGGTGGCATTATCATGGGAGAATTTTAGTAGGCTATGGAAGCATACGAGCAAAGCAATACGGACGAAAATTGGAAGTCTGAGTGTCATGTGCTAAATAAAGACGGCGGCATGTTGTGCAAGCCTTGCCCGATGTGCGGATATGGATATGGTAGTCAGTGGCTATATAGACCAATACATAAAAATACAGCCCGCGCGATATATAAACCACTATCTGCTAATGACTAACTAGTTGACAATTATATAACATTATGTTATAGTATAGACAATATGAAACTAATAACCAAAACACTATTAAAGCAACTACCACCATTGTACAGTCAAGAAAATGAAGCCGACCCAATAGTGATAGTAAAGTATTTCAACCCAGTGGGGAATGGCAATTGGTTTGGAATTGAATACGACCCTAGCGAGCGGATATTTTTTGGGTATGTTTCACTATTTGGTGACTACAATGACGAGCTAGGCTATTTCAGCTTGGATGAACTGGAAAGTATAAAGGGATGGGGAGAACTAGGGATTGAGCGCGATTTGCATTTCAAGCCGACTAGATTGAGTGAAATTAAAAAGCAGTACACGCTATGAATAAAACTATCACCATTAAAAAAACGGATGACATTATGGAAATGATTGAAGCCGTTGATAAAGCCCGCCGTGAGCTAGGCAATACTGCCGTTCAACTAGTATTCAGTGAACCCGTAGAACTAAGGCACGGTAAGCGCATGAGTGCGACCTCAACTAAAACAAATCATGACATAACTAGATTATTTATACACGGAACTACACTATGCCAAGTACCGACCAGAAATAAAGTTAGTGGCTATCCAATTGATAATCAAACTATTGAAAAACTACTACGAGTGGAAGTAAAGCAAATAAGCGCGGACTATTCTAGGGAGTGGCGACGGATTGCCAAGAGTATGCGAAAGTATAATATAAATTTGGGTGTAGCCCGCGATATTGAGGCGCATTTGCGCGGGGATGAACCGCACATCAAAGGTTTTCAAAACTATTGGACTAAAAACGATAAGCCACGGACTACTTCATTCAGAGATGTACTAATATATAACGGCATTGCAAGATATGAAATGGAAACGGGAGTAACATACCAGTCACGAGAGCTTGAAAAACTAAGAACTATCAAACTAAACAATGAGGCTATACCGACTATGATTGCAAGAGCTAGGGAAAGTGCAGGCAAGTATTACCGTGCTAGCAAAAGCGGACACCGACGTGATAGATCAGTCGCGCTATCTGTAAATAGTGATGGTGATGTGGGCTATCATTCTGCTAGTGAGTATGCAGGATGCCTCAACGGTGACTACTATGTAATGTACAGCCCAACTATGGCATTTTATGCTGAAACTGACTAGTGGCTAACTATGTCAAGTAGTTGACAATTATATAACATTATGTTATAGTAACAAACAAGATGAATAATAAACAAATTAAAGACCGACTAGAATACTTGCGAGGCGAGATTGAAGCCGAGCGTATCAGTACGCTTGAGGTTGCAGAGTTGCAGT